CTTCGGCGTCCTTGACCGCTTCGGTCAGTTCTTCGCGTTCGTCCCGCAGTTCTTGCAGGCGGTCATAGTCGCAGGTCAAGGCGGCGAGCATTCGCACAATGGACGAATACTGCGCGGCGGCTTGTTCTTCGGCGTGGTTGTCGGTTTTGGTTGTCATGGCTTCAAGTCCTTACAGGTTACGGGTTACAGGGAAAAGGCAAACACGGTCAAAAGGTACATGGCACCCAGTGCGAAGGCTGCACCCGCCCAAATCATCAGCGGGGAAGGTTCGCGGGTGTCCACGGGTTCAGGATACATCTCGATGTAGGTTAAGGCGTGGCGGTTCATGGTGTCGGTTCCTTACGGTTACGGGTTGTTAATGTGCTCAATTCTAACCCATTGGGTCCACATTGTCAACAAATCAAAGAAGAAAAGTTTCTAGGGGCTTTCCCTAACCCACTGGGTAGGGTTCACGGTGTCACTTTGTACGTGGTGACAAATTGCCCTTTTATCTCAGGGGGTCGATTCTGGAGATTCTGGATTTCTAGTGCTTTTAAAAAGTACTCTGATTTTCGCCTTGCCTGCGCGAAAGGTGAAAGTGTCGCCACGGCCCCCAAATCGCATAACTTTGACCCATTGGGTGCCTACTTTCCCCAGATTTTGGGGAATTTCCCCGGCTTCTCGATTGAACCCCGGACCCACTGGGTGCCCGAGTTTCTCGCCCACTTTGCCCGCCCAAAGTACCCGGACACATGGACCCACTGGGTGCAAGTGGTGCGCGAATCTCCGCACCCACTGGGTGCCGGGTTGCTGGGGTGTCTGTGCTGGGTGCGTGGTTGCAGTGGTGCCCGGGAGTCGCTGGGGCGAGGGGAGGGGGTAGGGCCAGCGGGGTCGATGGCCCGGCTACGTAGGCATCACAGAAACTGTGAAAAATTTTTCAAAAAGTAAAAACCCAGTGGGTACACTTACCCCGTAAATCCCGTGTTACACAAAACCATCCGCATGTGATAGCATCCGTACCACTATGAAACAAGAGAACACCTCGTTCGTAGGCACGGCTGTCGCCAGTGAAAACCAACTGCCAAACTGGCTGACCGTGCCTGACCCAGAACCCCTCAGAACCTCGAAGGCTGCAAGGGCGTTGCTGCATGTCGAATATGAGCAGATATTCGAGCGCATCGTGGAGGACATCTACCGTGGCCGGTCCCTGCAATCGCTGATTGAGGATGACCACCGGGCCATCTCGTATGAGGACTTCCTGCGCTGGGTCAAGCGGGATGCCACCCGCCACGAACGGTTCAAGGAAGCGCAGGAGATGCGCACTGAGTTCTTGGCCGGGGAGATTCTGGAAATTGCCGATGGGGTCGAGTCCATCGACGCCAACTCGAACGACACGGTGAACCGGGACAAGCTGCGCATCGACACGCGCAAGTGGCTCATGGGTGCGCACAACAGGAAACGCTACGGCGAGACGAAACAAATTGAACTGGGTGGCACCATCTCCATCACTGAGGCGCTGGCGCAGGCCCAAGCCCGGGTGATCGAGGGTGAGGTGATTGACGTAACACCAAGGTTGGAGAACTGATGCAGAAGCCCCGGTACAGCCCAGAAGACGAGCAGACCCTGATGAGCCAGCTTTGGAGTCCGTCTATCAAGGACGACCCTGAGGCGTTTGTGCTCTTTGTGTTCCCTTGGGGGCAGAAGAACACACCCCTCGAACACTTCAAAGCCCCTCGTGCATGGCAGCGTAGGGCACTGCGCAGGATACGGGACTTCATCAAGGAGAACCGGGGCAAACTGAGCAACGACCAGTTGATCGACGCGCTGCGCAGGGCTGTGTCCTCTGGCCGGGGGGTGGGCAAGTCGGCCCTCGTGTCGTGGCTAATCTTGTGGATGCTGAGTACTCGGATAGGTAGTTCCGTCATCGTGTCGGCCAACAGCGAGAACCAGTTGCGCAAGGTGACGTGGGGTGAGTTGACCAAGTGGGTCACGATGGCGATCAACGCCCACTGGTGGGAACCCACGGCCACGAGCCTGAACCCGGCCAACTGGTTGACTGAACTGGTCGAGCGTGACCTGCGTAAAGGCACCCGGTACTGGGGTGCCGAGGGTAAGCTGTGGAGCGAGGAGAACCCAGACGCCTACGCCGGTGTGCACAACATGGACGGCATGATGGTGATCTTCGACGAGGCCAGCGGTATCCCGGACAGCATCTGGTCCGTGGCTGCGGGCTTCTTTACAGAGAACATCTTGGACCGGTACTGGTTCGCGTTCAGCAACGGACGGCGCAACACCGGGTACTTCTACGAGGCCGTGGACGGCAGCAAGCGGGAGTTCTGGGAGAGCGAGAAGATCGACGCCCGCACAGTCGAGGGCACCGACAAGACCATCTATCAGCAGATCATCAACGAGTACGGTGAGGACTCGGACGAGGCCCGGGTCGAGGTCTATGGTGACTTCCCCAAGTCGGGCCAAGACCAGTTCATCGCACCACACCTTGTCGATGACGCCATGAAGCGGCAACTGCACAAAGACATGACCGCGCCCATCATCGTGGGCGTAGACCCGGCCCGGGGCGGCATGGACAGCACCGTGATCGCCGTGCGCCAAGGGCGGGACATCGTGGCGATCAAGCGGTTCCGTGGTGACGACACCATGACCACCGTGGGCCACGTCATCGACGCCATCGAGGAGTACCGGCCAGCACTGACCGTGATCGACGAGGGGGGTCTGGGGTACGGCATCCTTGACAGATTGACCGAGCAGAAGTACAAAGTGCGCGGGGTCAACTTCGGCTGGAAGGCCAAGAACCCGACCATGTGGGGTAACAAGCGGGCTGAGATTTGGGGTGCGATGCGCGACTGGCTCAAGACCGCCAGCATCCCACAAGACAGGCTGCTCAAGTCCGACCTGATCGGCCCGATGAAGAAGCCCAACTCGGCAGGCACCATCTTTTTGGAAGGCAAGAAGGAAATGAAAGCCCGTGGACAAGCATCGCCCGATGCGGCTGACGCCATCGCCGTGACCTTCGCGTACCCTGTGGCACATCGGGAGTACAATGACCGCACAATCACCCGGCGCAACGCTCAAAACGGTGCAGCCACAACTTCATGGATGGGAAGTTAACTGTGCCACTTGTCAAATCACCCTCAAAAGAGGCGTTTCGCAAGAACGTCAAGGCTGAAGTAGCAGCCGGAAAACCCCAAAAACAAGCAGTTGCGATTGCCTATTCGGTCAAGCGTGAAGCTGCCAAAAAACCCACAATGAAGCCCAAAAAATGACCATTCAAGCCCTGCAAGACTGCCTGATCGTGCGCCCAGACATGGAAAAACACGAGCTTTTCATCCTTCTGAAGCAGAAACAAACAGGCACAGGTGTGGTAATCTCCGCTGGCCCTGACGCAAAAGACGTGAAAGTCGGCGACAAGGTGCTATTTGGTGATTCCATCGGTCAGGACTTAAAATGGGAAGGTGACAACCTTCTGGTCATGAGGGAATCACACACCCTCGGAGTATTCGACGCATGAAAGACACCACCGGAATCGTAGCCGCAGGAAATGTGGCAAAAAACGGACCGTACCCGTCAAAAGGCGGTTCCGAGGAAATTTTGGCCGTTGCGCGTTCACGCATGACAATGGCTATGTCAGCGTTTTCTCAGACCCGGGAAGACGAACTTGACGATCTGCGGTTCTACGCAGGCTCCCCAGACAACCAGTGGCAGTGGCCTGCTGACGTGCTCCAAACTCGTGGTGCCGTGCAGGGTCAAACGATCAACGCCCGCCCGTGCCTCACCATCAACAAGCTGCCACAGCACGTTCATCAAGTGACGAACGAGCAGCGCATGAACCGTCCCGGCATCAAAGTGATCCCGGCTGACGACAAGGCCGATGTTGACGTGGCAGACGTGTTCAACGGCGTGATTCGTCACATCGAGTACATCTCCGATGCTGACGTGGCCTACGACACCGCCTGCGAAAACCAAGTGTCCTACGGTGAAGGCTACATCCGTTTGCTGACGGAGTACTGCGACGAGAAGACATTCGATCAAGACATCAAGATCGGGCGCATTCGCAACAGCTTCAGCGTGTACATGGACCCCATGATCCAAGACCCCACGGGCGCAGATGCCCGCTGGTGCTTCGTCACGGAAGACTTGACCAAAGCTGAGTACGAGCGTCTGTACCCCGATGCCGCGCCGATCAGCACATTGATGAGCCTTGGTGTGGGCGATCA